AAGTTGAAACAACCGAAGAGGAAAAAGATGTTGAAGTTACTTTGGATGAAAATGTTGAGTCTGCTAGTGTGGATACAGCAGAAACTGCACCTAATACTGGACAGTCTGAACAGAAAACAGAAGAGCCAGATGACAAAGAATTACAAGATGTCGGTAAAAGGGCACAAGATAGAATCAAAAAGCTCACAACCAAGTACAAAAACGAAGAAAGAGCCAAGCAAGAAGCGGAGAGGAAGGCCCAGGAAGCATCCTTAGAAAATGAAAAACTCAAAGAACGCTTAAAAAATTTAGATCAAGGCTATATTTCTGAGTATGGTACAAGGCTTGATGCTCAACTTGAACAGGCAAAAAAGAACTATAAGGAAGCTCATGATGCTGGTGATGTTGATAAAATGTTTGATGCACAACAAGCACTTTCAAAAATTTCTATAGAACAAGAACGTCATAGAATAGCGAAAGATAGGCAAGATGCACAAGCAAAGCAGATTTCTGATCAACCTCAGAATGAAGCACAACCTCAAGCACAACCTCAAGCAGCACCTGTTGATCCAAAGGCACAAGCTTGGGCAGAAAAGAATGATTGGTTTGGTGAAGATCAAGTGATGACAAGCACAGCTATGGGCATTCACCAAAAATTATCTGAAGAAGGGTTTGACCTTTCTTCTGATGAATACTATGATGAGATTGATCGTCAGTTAAAAGGTTTGTTCCCAGACAAATTTACAACTGAACGAGCAAACGGAGGAGGTGCCAGGGTCGCTCCTGCTGACACTTCCGCTTCACGCAAGAAACAGGGACGCAGAACTGTTAGGTTGACTCCTTCACAGGTGGCAATCGCTAAAAAACTTAACGTACCTCTTGAAGAGTACGCAAAGTATGTAAAGGAGTAGATTATGACAGATCGAACTAAAAGAGAAGCGAATACACGGGAGAACGCTACCCGTAGAAAACCCTGGTCACCACCGAGCAGACTTGAAGCTCCGAAAGCACCAGATGGATATAGACAGAGATGGATAAGAACCAATATTCGAGGCGAGGAGGATCAAATGAACGTCCACGCTAAATTAAGAGAAGGTTGGGAACCTGTTCGTGCTGATGAATATCCAGACAGTGAATTTTCTACTATTACAGAAGGAAAGCATACTGGTGTAATTGGTCAAGGAGGCTTGATACTGGCTAGGATACCTGAAGAGACGGCATTGGAAAGAAACGAATATTACCGGGGTCGAACCCGCAACCAAATGACGGCTGTAGATGAAAACTTAATGAAGGAGTCACATCCTTCTATGCCAATCCAAAAGGAGAGGCAAAGTCGTGTAACATTTGGAGGAAACCGAAAAGGTGAATCCTAATGAAATTTTAATTTTAACTTAGGAGTAACATTTTATGGCTAATACAAGCGTAAAATTCGGCTTAAAACCAATTAATGGTTTTGGCGGTACGACTGCTGATGGAGTAAATCAGTATTTCATAAAGAGTGATGCTTCAGCTATTTTTCAAGGATCACCTGTTGTTGTAGAATTAACAGGTGGGACTATAGCAATTGGTTCTGCAACTGGTGATACTAAACAGTATCTTGGTGTATTTGCTGGTTGTGAATATGTTGATAACACCACTAAAAAACTTAAATTCTCTAACACATGGCCTGGTTCTGGGTCAGCAGATACTAACCACGATATAAAAGGTTTCGTGTACGATAACCCTATGCAAAGATTTATCGTTGCATCTGACGGGACAAATACTAACAAGGCAACTGCTAGAGCAGATATTTTCAAGACAGTAGAACTTGAAAATGGTGCAGCTGGTAGCACTACTACTGGTATTTCAACTGCTCAGATTGATATATCTACAGCGGAGGATTCAGATCCGTCTAATCCTTTGATGATATTGGGTATTCACGATGATCCTACAAATGCAGATCACTCTGCTGCTGGGGTTAATTATATCGTTAAAATTAACAATCATATCTTCTTCAGTTCTGTTGGAGATTCTGATGCTGCTATTTCTTAAAGGAGATTAATTATGGCGATAAGTAGAGCACAACTATCTAAAGAGCTAGAGCCTGGTCTTAATGCTCTTTTTGGAATGGAGTATGCAAGGTATGAAAACCAGCACTCTGAAATTTTCACAACAGAGTCATCAGACAGATCATTTGAAGAAGAAGTAATGTTATCTGGCTTTGGTGCTGCACCGACTAAATCGGAAGGTACTGGAGTAGCGTTTGACGATGCAAATGAAGCTTATACTGCAAGGTATAACCATGAGACTGTTGCTTTAGCTTTCAGTATCACAGAGGAGGCTGTTGAAGATAATCTTTATGACAGACTTTCTGCTAGATACACAAAAGCTTTGGCAAGATCAATGGCACACACCAAGCAAGTTAAAGCAGCATCTGTATTGAACAATGCGTTTGATAGTGGAGTTACTGGTGGTGATGGAAAAGAACTCTGTGCAACAGATCATCCGTTAACAAATGGAGCGACATTTGCGAATGAACCTTCAACTGCGGCAGATCTTAACGAAACATCTCTTGAAGATGCTTTAATTAAGATTGCAGGCTTTGTTGACGAAAGAGGCCTTATTGTAGCTTTAAGAGGAATGAAGTTAATTATTCCAAGACAGTTACAGTTCGTTGCAGAGAGAATTATGAACTCCACACTAAGAGTTGGTACTTCAGACAATGATGCAAACGCACTCAAAAATATGGGTATGTTACCAGAAGGTTATGTAGTCAATGACTTCCTAACTGATACAGATGCATTCTTCATTATGACAGATACTCCTCGTGGGTTCTTGCATTTTGAGCGTGTAGCTTTATCTACAGGTATGGAAGCAGACTTCGATACTGGAAACATGAGATATAAAGCTCGTGAGAGATATTCTTTTGGATTCTCTGATCCAAGATGTGTATTTGGTTCACCAGGTGCATAACTAAAAATAAATTCTGGGATTTGAAGGGTGGCACTTGCCACCCTTTTTAATTTGTGGTAGGTCTAATATTAGATATATTGTAATAAGCATTCAATATTTCCTCCCAATAGAAAAAACTTTGCCAGGTTGCATTGCAATCTGGCTTTTTTCATTATATAAATAATTAACCGACAATCGCATAATGTGATTGACACTTGCCAAGACGGGAGAATTAACATGGCTAACACAACTTTTTCGGGTCCAGTTCGATCAGAAGGTGGATTCAATGTAATTAATAAGGACGGCACAAGCGGTGCTGTCACAGAAACTGGTTTTTCAGTTAACTCAACTGGACAGTTAATTTCAATGGGAACAAGAAAAATTCAATCATTTGCTGGAACATTAGCTAGTACTGATGCAGCATCTACTGCTTATGCAGATGGAGATTGTTTAGTAGAATTAGGAACATTAAATGCAGATGCTCCTGATGGATTAGTAACACCATCTAAAATTTTTATACACAGAGCTTTAATTGGTATCACAACTGCTGCTGGAGAAACATTAGCTGGTAACCTAGCACTTAGTTCTACAAGTGGCACTGCCACAAACGCAGCCGTAAGTGGTACAGAAATAGTAGGTGCTGGTGTAACATCATTTAATGAACAATTAAGTGCTACACAATCTATCACTGAAATTGATGTTAATTTTAATGATACTGCTGGTAACTACCATATATTTGTTCCAAACGTGACTGCTGCAGTTGCTAACTTGCATTTGTATGCTAGAGCGACAACTACAGTCAATGCTGATATAACTGCTGGAAGATTTACAGTTGAATTAGAATACTCTGTATTTTAGGAGGGTAACATGGCTGATACAGTTGCAACTCAAACCATTCTTGATGGTCCAAAGTATGCAGTTTTAAAATTCACTAACGTAAGTGATGGCACTGGAGAAAGTGCTGTCACTAAAGTTGATGTAAGCGGTCTAGCTACGAGTGCAAATGGTAGCACTTGTACGGGCGTTACAATTCAAAAAATATGGTGGCAGTGTACGGGTATGAAAGTTAGCATACTTTTCGATGCTACATCAGATGTTTTGGCTATTCAACTTGGTGAAAATCAATCTGGTCATCATGACTATACATCTTTTGGTGGTATACCAAATAATGCAGGGTCTGGTGTAACTGGTGATGTTCAATTTACAACTGTTGGTCATTCAAGTGGTGATACATATACAATTATTCTTTACCTTAGAAAAGAATTTTAATTGTTATGAAAATGTCTCAGAATCAAAGACTTGAAATATCTTTAGCTAAACTAGAGGAAAGAGTTGAGTCTATTCAAGATGACATGAAAGAACTAAAAACAGATGTAACCCAACTCCGTGCTACGGCTGATAAGTGGCGTGGAGGTTTTTGGGTTATGATGGCGTTGGGCGGTGTCGTTGGCGTTGTTGCTAACTTTGCAATGGGTTGGTTTAAATGACAATATCTCGCTCAAATATTCCTAAACAAATAACTACTGGAGATAGAAAAATGATGAAGAAAAAAGGATATCGTGCAGGTGGTATGATGAAAACCAAGGGCATGAGAAGAGGCGGTAAAGTAAAAACTAAAGCTATGAAAAGAGGCGGTCCTACAATGACTGTTGCTAAACTCAGAGCTGCTGCTAAGAAAAAAGGTTATAAGTTAGTAAAAGCTTAATGCCTTATTTACAGAGTAATATTCCTCACTTTAAATGTTGGGTGAGAAAAGAATATACTTGTAATCATCTTAGATACCACGGAGAGTTTTTACATGCTATGGCTATTGCTGTAACAACAATGCCTAATAGATGTTTAAGCTTTCAAGTAATTTTCACTGGTTCAGAAACAGATGATACAGATGACCCTAATGTTCATGGGGGAGCTATGTGGGCGAGAATGCCCATAACTGCTTTGATGGCTGACATTCCTGTAGAGGAGTGGCCAGTTCCTATGGACGTATATAATGCTCAACCTTGGGATTGTCCCTCCCATACACATGCAGTTTACACCTTAGATAGAGCAACACCTTGTCCCTGGTTAGCAAAAATAGGTGGAAGTTTTTATCCAGCAAAATATTTATTTACAGTGGATTACACCGACAGTGAAATTGCTGATGACCCTGCACAACACAAACAGAGTCATGTTATGTATCTTATAGATGCAGGTGAATGGACAGGTAATATTGTAGCATTGCCAAATAACCGAGTTCGTGTTACACATCCAGCATGGTTTGAAACAGGTGAAGGTGCTCCAGATTTTTTACCTTCACAGCATATACATTATTCAAAATCTGATTTAGACTATACATTAGATGTAAATAAAATTTTTGATAATTTGTATAATGAGGATTAAATGGCAACTTCGGATTCAAGAGACTTTGATTTAGATGTAGGTGAGATCGTAGAAGAAGCATACGAAAGATGCGGTCTTGAGGTTAGAACAGGTTATGATGCAAGGACAGCTAGACGTTCTCTTAATATTATGTTTTCTGAGTGGGCAAACAGAGGATTAAATTTATGGACAGTAAACTCAGCAACACAAGCTCTTACAAGCGGTACATCTAGTTATACTTTTACTGCTGAATATACAGATTTGTTAGAAGTTGTTCTTAGAAGAAGTGGTACAGATTTTAGTATGTCTAAGATATCAAGAGGTGAGTATTTAAATTTACCAAGTAAAACTCAAACAGGAAGACCCTCACAATATTATTTTGATAGACAAGTTACACCAAAGATATTCTTATGGCCCACTCCAGAGAACAGTACAGATACTTTAGAGTATTTTTATGTTAGAAGAATACAAGATGCAGATACCTTACAAAACACATCTGATGTACCTTTTAGATTTTTACCTTGCATGGTAGCAGGTTTATCTTACTACCTATCGATTAAACGTGCTCCCGAAAGAACACAGTTACTAAAATCTGTGTATGAAGAAGAGTTTCAAAGAGCAGCAGCTGAAGATGAAGATAAAGTTGCATTAACCTTAACTCCAGATATAAAATATTTGAGTGTCTGATGGGACGATTTGCAACAGGCAAAAACTCATATGGTATATCTGATAGGTCTGGTTTTCGTTATCGTTTAAAAGACATGAGAAAAGAGTGGAACGGCTTGTTTGTAGGTAAAGATGAGTTTGAACCAAAACATCCTCAAATAGATTTAAGGGTTAAAACTGCTGATGCAGAAGCTATAAAAGATGCAAGACCAGATAGAGAGGAGCCTTCTGTTTCTGTCATTTTATCACATAATCCTTTTAAAACTGGAACGGGTGGCAGTAATCCAACTACAGTTACAGTAACGGAACGAGCACATGGCAGATCTGCATCTGATACTGTTAGATTTAGAAATGTAGTACCTTTTGATGGTATATCAAGTTCTACCTTGCAAGGTTCATCTGGCTTTACTATACAATCTGTGGTAGATACAAATAAGTACACAATTAGTGTGAGTGCTACTGCTACATTAGGTAATGTTTCTGGTGGTGGTGGAGTAGCATCTGCCGGACCTGTGACGTTGGAGAGTTAAATGAGTTATACATTAACAACATTAAAGAGTGCCATACAAGATTACACAGAAAATACAGAGACTACTTTTGTATCTCATTTAAGAGATTTTATTCGATCTACTGAGAACAGATTGTTTAAAATGGTTGATTTTGAATACTTTAGAAAAAACGTAAGTAGTGCTACAACATCTTCAGATAGATTTTTGTCTGTCCCTACAGACTACTTAGCTTCTTTTAGTTTATCTATAACAAACTCAAGTAATATCGAATTTTTATTGGAAAAAGATGTAAACTTTATACAAGAATATAATCCTAATAGCTCTACAACTGGTGCACCAAAGTATTACGCACGATTTGATGTAGATAATTTTATACTCGCACCAACACCAAATAGTAATTACTCTGTAGAATTACATTACTATTATAAACCAACAAGTTTAGCTGACAGTACAATTGAACTAACAGTTGCCTCTTCATCTAGTCTTGCAGTTAATGAAGTTATAACTGGTTCATCTAGTGGTGCTACAGCTACTATTCAAAGTAAAAATGATACTACAAACAAATTAACAATTATTGTGCCTACCACAGCTTTTACAAGCGGTGAAACAGTTACTGGTGGTACAACTGGTGCTTCTTCCGCTATATCTGCTATATCAAGTGATACAACAACTACCTGGTTAAGCAAGAATGCTTTGAACGCAATGCTTTACGGATCGCTTTCAGAAGCGTATATTTTTATGAAAGGTGAAGCAGATATGATGCAGTTATATGAAAAAAGATTTATGGAAGAAGTAAGTAGATTAAAAGATTTAGGTGAGGCTAGGGAAAATGCTGATGCTTACAGGCAAGGATTACCTAGAAGAGCAAGGACATAGGAGATAAATTATGGCAACCTCAAATGCAGCAACCAACTATTTAGAAAGAAGATTATTACATTATATCTTCAAAAATAACTCGTTAAGTTTCTCAAGTCCTGGTGACAGTATTTATGTAGGACTAGCAACAGCCGTATCTGCCGCTGAAACAGGTTCATT